CACCTACTGGTCCTCGTGGAGTTGGTAAACATATTATAATGCCATCATAATAACCATAATCTGAATAGTCATTAATACCATCATCTAATATATTCATATCTTTTGGTGGGTCTAAAACTTGTATATAATTCATTTCGTCTTTATTTAGACCTTCATATACAGCTTTACCTACAATACCATAACCAATAATTAATATATCTCTATGAGTCATTTATTTTTTACCCATAAATAATTCTAATCCTTTTTTCTTTTCTTCTTTAGCAAATTTTTTAATTGCTGTATCAGTTTCTTTAATTCTACTTATCTTCTCACGAAGTGTATCAAGGAATGATTGGTCAATAGGATTATTAATATCTATACTAGAAACAAAATCTTCAATATTTGCTTGCTCCATAAATTTGAATTTAATATCTGTTTGTTTCTTTTCTTTAACGATTCTACGTATAAAAGCAAAGTAAGCTATTTGAGTAAAGTAAGAGAATGCATTTGGCTTACCAGTTCGTGTTGCAGTATTTATATTATAATTATATATTGCTTTAAGACAATTTTCAACACCATCCATAACCATTTCATCACGATAAGTATATCGAACAAAGTTTGGTTTATGGGATAAGCCTTCACAAATTTTCATAAAACATATAGCAATATAATCAGGTACTACAGGATTCTTTTCTCCATTTTCTTTAGCTGTATTGGCCGCAGTTACATAATCAACTACAGCATATGAAAATTCACGATTATTTACATAATGTGGTTTGTCTCTAGGTTTCATTTTCTCAGGCATTTTTATGTCTCAAGTTGTACTAATAATATAGTTATTATATCATATTTTATAGTTAAAGTAAACAGCTAGATTGAATATTCTTTTAAATATGGAGCTAATTCAAATATATTCTCATTATTTTGTCTTGCAATTAAACAAAAATCTATCCATTCCATCATTTGTTTATGTATATTTTTGTCAGTAGCTTCAGGTTTAACACTATCAATATTAATCATACCTCTTACATTTAGACCATCACTTGTATAAAAATCATAATCTCTTTTAACAAAATTCTTATCTAAATACTCGTGTACTTTATTTAAACCTTCTGTAATATGTTTAGGCTTTAAATAAAGTGGCGAACAATATTTTGGGTATGTAACTATATTACCCATATTAATTCTTGGTACACCTTTAATATCTCTCCAAAATTCTATTAGTTCTGGAATATGCATCCAATTATATATTGATATCGTTCCAAATACTATAACTATTCTTCCAGCATATTCGTGATATTTATTTATATTATCAACAGTCTTATTAAAATGACCACCACGTATCCAATCATATAATTCATGTGTACCATCTATACTCGCTTGAATATTCACATCATCTATTCTATGTAATAATTCAATAACCTTATTAGTAACTAACTGAAAATTAGTAGATATTTGTACCTTACACTTTGGATTTGTATCAGCAACTTTTTGTAATATCTTTATATTATTTGGGTCAGCAAATGGTTCACCACCTTTAATAGTTAAATGCTCTAAATTTGGAATTATTTTTAAAACTTTTTCGACATCTATATCCGTCATCTTATATATTTTGGTATGGAACTTATGGTTATCATTCCTCCATTTCATACCAAGATCTAAAGCATATTGCTCATAAGGTGCCCATTTAGATGAGTACTTGCCTGAACATGTGACACACATTTGATTACATATATTACTAGTAGATATTTCTAAAAATTTTAATCCTGGTTTTGAAAAAGAATAACGATTATATGCAACAAATCGTGCTGCTCTTCCAGCTTCATGATGGTGTACACATACTTCACATTGTACTGGGAAATTTCCTTCTTTAAAGTTTTGTCTTATTTTATTATAGGTTTCAGAATTAAAAAATTCATTTATATCATCTATATCTTTTATATGCCCAATAGATACACTATCACCAGCACAACAAAGAACGATTTCACCTATTGGACTTATAGTTAATCCGGTTTCGGGTACTAAACATTTCATAATATTTATTTTCAGTTTGCTGTTTACATTTGGCCAAAACTATGGTATAATAAGATAGTATATCTGGGAAAGACTGAATACTGGTTCTAGTGGAGGACAGAGTTGCCTCGGATAGCCATAGAAGATTCTTGCTTTTCTCGTTCAATACCTTCTACTTGGTCAAGTAATATTCTCATATAATAAGCTTTAATATCTGGTTGAACATCAGTTTCAAGAATTATATTATGTGAATCCATGTAATGTAATTTAGATTCAGAGAATGGGAGATATGGAGAAAATACTAATGAATTTCCATCTTCAATATCCATTTTCATTGGTTCTTCAATTTGATTATCATCTTCGTGTACATACGCAATAATAGATTCTCCAGATATCAATTTAAACATCTTGACTGGAACATCTTCTAATCTATCAATATATTTCTTTTCTCTATCTTCCATATATCTATTTATAATAATTTAACATCATGTATCTTAAATTTGAAGCGTTCTTTAGAGTATATTTTTATTCTTTCTGCTGAATGATTTAATGTATAATTCTTTTTAGATTTCCAATGTAAGTCATCTGCTATATCATATAACTTCGTGTCTTTATCTGTTTTTCTTAATCCTCTACCAATAGACTGTAATACTCTTATCTGACTCTTACTAGGAGAAGCGAAAATTATATTATGTAAGTTAACTATATTTATTCCTGTAGAGAATGTACCATAAGAACATACAAGAATAGCATCCTTTTCTTTCTCGGTGATAGATCTAATTTCTTCACGTGTATCAGCTGGGACCTTACCACTTACGAAAAACACTTTTCTTGTGCCTATTCCCCACAATCCTTTAACTGATTCATCAATCATTCTAAATAAAGGTTCACCATGTTTCTCAACAAATTGGAATAAAATTAATGTATTACCTTTTTGGTCTAGAGCTAAACTCCTAATAAATTTATTTCGTGCATTACATGTAACAATATAATCTACCTCATCTTGGTATTTCATTTTAGATACTACCTTACATACTTCTTCTTTATGCTTAAGTAATATAATATCTATATTGAGATTTGCAAGGTCTCCTCTATCAATAAGTGCTTTTGAGGTTGTTATATTCTTATGAGGACCAAATAATCCTTCGAGGACTAACTTATGTGTTTGTGTACCATCAAGAGTACCAGTCATTCCAAATCTATATCGAGCTTCAGTACATTTAGTTAGTATACTTGTTAGGGACTTAGCCTTAAAGTTATGTGCTTCATCACCTATAACCATACCAAATTGTTGAAAATAAGTTTTTGGTTGTTGATAAATTGATTGCCAAGTAGATATATAAACTCTTTTAGTATTATGATACTTATAAAGTCCTGCCATAATTTCATGACAATTCTCAGTTGCAAACCAATCATCATCATTATCTGCATACTCACAAAAATCACCATACATTTGTTTAACAAGGGAAGTGGTAGGTACTATTATTAATACCTTGTCTTCCTCATGAGCTAAAAAATATCTCATAAGAAGATATATTATTAATGATTTACCTGAGGCTGTAGGAGATACTAATAATCCTGAACGAGTTCTTAATCCATGTTGAATAGCTTCTAACTGATAGTCTTTTGGTATCCACGGAATTGGAATATCTTTAATCCAAGATAGGTCATCATCATATACAAATCCTGGGTGATTATATTTTATTGTTGATGGGTCATCCCAAGTATCAAGCTTTATATCTCTTTCTATACAAAAAGCTTTTACATAACCAAATAATCCTGAATAGATAGATTGGTCACGCATATTAAAGAGACGGATTTTACCATCCCATAATTTATTTCTAAATTGGGGTGTGAACTTATAATTAGGGACATAAAAAGTAAATGCCTCTGCTAGTTCATATAGGATTCCTTTATCGTCACAATCAATATAAAGGAATGCATTATCTTTAACTTTTACGGTTATATTACATATAGGCATTTTCTTTATTAGAATGGTCAGTTACGTCTAGTATTCCAGCAATTTCGGGATAAAGTCCCATAAGTTGTCTTTCTATTCCATTTTTTAATGTTAATGCTACTGAACTACACCCTTGACATCCACCACCAAAGTTGAGAACTACTTCGTTCTTTTTAGTAATTTCTACTAATTCACAAAACCCACCATGTGAAGCTAGTCTAGGACTAATATCAGTAATAAGTGTATATTCTATTTTTTCTTTAAGAGGTGCATCACCCTTAGGTGCATCACCTTTAGCATTCGGTGCAATGATAGTAAGCTTTTTAGATGTACCATCTACCTTTAGTGCTACATCAGAATCTTTTAAATAGCCAAGATATGATACAGAAATATAAGCATCAAAACCTTCGTATGGAAATTTTGTATATTTTTTATGAAGTTCTTTAGGCCTAACAAAATTAAAAGTCACATTTGCTACAGGTGTTCCTGCCTTTTCAACTTCTATTTTTAAACCAAGCTCTTCATCTTGCTGCTCAAATAAATAAGCAATATATTTTTCAGCTTCTGCTGAAATAGTAAACATTACTGCAGTGTTGGTTTATCAACTGAAAGCATATCATCTCTACTTTCCAGTATATGATTAGTCATTAATTTAAATTCATCTTCAGACAACATGGCTTTATAAATTTTCATTGCTTGTGCCATCATTATTCCTGCAGCCAAAAATGGCTCATGTTTCATTGTAAGTTTTTCAAACTCTTCA